AGACATCATCTCTAACCAGATTGACAAGAGCTACGCCAAAGAGTGCCGTGTTCGTGCGGTGAACTCTGGGCGGTCAGTGAAATAGGGGTGCCCGGCGATGATCGACGGTGTGGAGACCAGTATTGATGTTACGGGTCATCCAGACATAACCACCACGAGGTTTATCAATGGGAAAAGATGCACACGAGCTGTGCGTGTTTTGAGCGGGTTCAGTGGAGGAGCCACTTACAACATGCACAACAACAGTCTCAATAATCTCTCTAGGGGGGTAGTTGAACGAGTGTTGTACACTCGAACACCTGAGGGATTGGTACCCCCTCTCCGGCCTGTACAGCAGGCATTCGAACGATTAAGCGGTGTATCCGCTGCCGTTCTTCGCAAGACGTGTCCGACCACCGTTGTCTCTCGGGATGAATACCCTGAGTTGTACAGCGGTCGCAAACGTCTTGTGTATGAGCGGGCCGTCGCTAGCCTCTCCGCGGAGGCCGTTTCACGACGAGACGCAATCGTTAGAGTGTTTGTTAAAGCAGAGAAAGTAGCCTTCTCTGCTAGCAAGCCGGATCCCGTACCTAGAGTAATACAACCACGTCACCCCCGTTATAATGTTGAAGTGGGGAGGTATCTTAAGAATTTTGAGAAGTTGATGTATTTGGGTTTCGAGAGGGCTTTTGGGTATAAGGTTATATTAAAGGGCCTCAATGCCACAGAAACAGCAACTGCAATTAAGGGAATGTGGGACACGTATAAGAAGCCGGTGGGTATCGGACTTGACGCAAGTCGGTTCGATCAGCACGTGAGTCCAGAGGCTCTGGACTTTGAACACCGCTATTATAATAGTGTATTCAATTCTCCTGAATTAAAGAAACTGTTGTCTTGGCAGAAGGTCAACTTTGGGAAGGGAATGGCCAACGATGGGTCAATAGCCTACAAGGTCAATGGCTGTCGCATGTCCGGTGATATCAACACTAGCATGGGCAACTGCTTCATTATGTCTTGTGCTGTTCTTTCGTACTTGGAGGAGGAAAACATTGATGCACGCTTGGGTAACAATGGCGACGATTGTGTCGTCATATGTGAATCCCGCGACGAGCACAAGTTCTCCACCGTCTCCCAATGGTTCCGCGACCTTGGCTTTCGGCTGACTTTTGAGAAGTCAGCTTATGAGCTAGAACATGTAGTATTTTGCCAGCAACAGCCGGTATTTACTGACAGCGGGTACCGAATGGTTAGAGATCCAAGAACAGCAACCAGCAAGGATGTCGTGAGCAGATTGTCCTGGGCCACAGAAATTGAATTTAACCGGTGGCGCAACGCTATTGGCACTTGTGGATTGGAGCTTACCCGTGGCGTTCCCTTCTGGGAGTCTTTCTACGGCAAGATTTGGGCCCCCGCAACACATGAAAGTTCGATCAATGAAGTGAACGATAGCGGTATGGGATACATGGCAAAGGGCGTAAAAGCCTGCCGTATTTCCAGCCGCTCCCGCTACTCCTTCTGGTTGGCTTTTGGCATTACACCTGACCAACAGGTGGCCTTGGAAAACTTGGAAACGAGTATTTCATATGAGGAAGGAGGGCCCATGATGTCACAACAGATTGAGCAATACAGCCTATTACTACAGACAAGCCAGTAGCGCCTAACAATGGCCAAACAAAACAAAAACCGCGTCTCTCGGCGCATGAATACTCAACCATCTTACAAAGGTAACCGTACCCGCGCCAGTGGAGCCGGCAGTCCTATAGCAACAGTCGTATCGTCTGTTGCTACTGGGCCAACCGGTGCGAGCTCATTCC